AGGAAGAGGTAACATATCAGACGCATTTGGCGAAGCTGGAACAGATTTAGCAGCTGCTTTTGCAAAAGTAGGATTAGAAAAATTACAAAGTATTTTTCAAAATGGCAAGGTATTTGCTAACATGGAAATTATATATCCGCCAACAAAAAATGTTATATCATATGAAGCAGCATATTTGCAATTTCATAATCTTGTAGAATTTGATGAAAAAGGAAAAATTGTACAAACTGATTTAACTGGCGGTGCTGTTGTACAAAAAGCTGTAACAGACGCAAACTCAGATTTACAAAATACATTTAATTTAATTCCACCTCAAAAAATTAAATTAGGTCAAATTGAAAATTTTCAAGACTATCAAGATGCATTATTCAATGAATTAGATCAACTACGTGACAAATATAATTTAAAAGATACAGATACAGTTTCAGAGTATCACAAATCATGGTGGAGGGATGTTATACGAGCTAAAGCAAATGAGTTTAATTATAATATACCTGACGAAGTAACAGATATATTAATGAATAGATGGGCATATAATATTAAATCACCTAACGTCTCTGCAGTAGCTAAAATGATAGATAACGAAGAGTTTATAGAATGGATGCGACCATTTGATAAAAAAGACTTTAAAAAATATATAAAAGACAATATACAACCATTTGAATCTATATTTTTAAAACTAGGCGCAGAAATAATGAAAAATGTATCTAATTTTTTAGCACCTAATCCTACAGAAGCTGTACAAGATATTAGAAAAGAAATTGCACAAATAATTCGTACATTGAGATCTACTAATGATATATCAAACATGGAATTATTAAAAACCCAATTAGACAAAATTAAAAGACTGGGCGGATTTGAAAAAATAGTTCCAATAGAAGGAATTGTATTTGTATATGGTGGTAATACATATAAACTAACTGGAGCGTTTGCTCCGCTAAATCAAATATTAGGAACGTTAAAGTATTCTAGATGATATTTATTATTAAATAATAGGACATATAAAAATGGCTAAACATAAACAACCAAAAAATGAAAAACACAAATCTAGAAAAGATTTAAAAGATTATACTAATGACAAAGAAGTTCAAGGTATGGTGCCTAATGCATCAGGCGAGCCTATGCCAAATGTAGATAGAAAAGTAGAGTATGATGACATACTTGATAATGAAACAATGGTACCAGATGTAAAAGACGCTAATAGAATATATGTTACAAAACAAATGGAAGATGGAGATGATAAGCGTCCTGCTAACACATTAAAAGTATTTGTAAAAAATCAAGAAGAAGATGCAGAAGAATTAATCCATACATTATCTAAAAAAGATGGCGGCTATATGTCACAAATAAAGAAACTAACAAAAGAACAAAAAGAAAAATTAGTTCGTGAAATTGTTAAAAGAAAAGTTACTAAATTTTTATCTGAACAAGCGTTAAATACAATTACTAACGAACAAGAAGATGAAGAGCCAGTAGCTGATACACCAGAACCAACTCCAGCACCAGATGCACCAGTTGTTCCTGCAGATGCACCAGTAGAAGAACCAGCAGCAGAAGAACCAGAAGCTCCAGCAGAAGCTCCAGAAGCTCCAGAAGCTCCAGTAGAAGAACCTGTTGCAACTGATGATACTCCTACGGGGGATGATCGAATTGTAAAATTTATACAAGCTCTAGAACAAAAACCAAATATTGTACAACAAATGAAAATCATTATGTCAGTTATTAATAAAATAACAGCAGATGATGATAAAAAAAGACAAATTGGTAAACTAATGTTATTAAAACGAGCAATTGATAGATCGGTTGCCAAAATAAATTAATTAAATTATGTCAAAAAAGTTACAAAATATAAAAGCAGTCAAAGAAATGATTGCCGGAACTCATAAGTTTCAAACTAAAAAATCAATCGGATTTTCAGATGCTAAACAAAAAGCTGAAAAAAATAAACGTCGAGAAGTTGGAGATATTTGGGAAGAAAAAATTGGAACTACTCTTTATCGTATAGAACAAAAAAAAGGATTTAGAGTAAAAACTCCAGCTAATTCTGTAGCACAAGAAATTAGAAAAGAACTCAATGCATACCCAAATTGCAGAAAGAACTGCTGCACAACGACACATAATCATTTAGATAAAAAAATGCAACTTATACATGGAATGTGTTATGATTGTGTAATAGAAATGGAACACAAACTTCGTGTTACCGGCAAATATGAAGAATATGAACAAAAAAAGATTTTAGAAAATAAAAAAGCTTGGTTAAAACGAGCAGAAGAAGATGTTAAAGCTTTAAAACAGGCCTATACAGAATCACAACAATATGTAACTAATGCAGACGGATTATTAGAAACATGGGACGCACAAATGACTTCTGCAGAATTTGAAGAAAAAGTAGAAAAACAATTTGCAGAATTTAAAAAGAACTTTTTAAATGATATACATAAAGAAAAGGTAAATAATGATTAAAAAATATTGGAAAATTATATTAAGTATTGTAACTGGATTAGTTGGAATATTTTTTATTTTATCAAAAAGTAATTCAAAAAAAGCTAATAAAGCAAAAAAGAAAATTGATGATAATAATACTGCAATTAATAAATTAGATGGCAGAATTGAAGAAGTAAAAAAACAAAAAATTGTTGCTAAGAAAAAAGTTGAAACTACAAAAAATAAGCTTGAAAAAACAAAACAATTAAAAAATCAACCAATTCCAAAAAAATCAAAAGTAGTAAAAACAAAAAAAGAAACAGTAAAATCAGCAGCTGCAAATATTAGAAAAAGAACTAGGAAATGAAAAAAATTTTTATTATATTATTTATATGGCCATTAATATATTTTGGACAATTGGCAGATACATGTTTTACTAGTGAAGAAATTATTGATATTTCAGAAACTTTAGATTCTTTATATTATATAGATTCTATTAATACTGAAATAATTTCTCAACAAGAAATACTAATATCTGATTTAGAAACTATTATAGGATTAGATTCCATTGAATTAATATATACAAACAAAAAAATGACTTTACTAAATGAAAATATAAATTTGTATATCGAGCGTGAAAAATATCTAACACCAAAATGGTATGATCATAAAATCATATGGTTTAGTACTGGTATATTAACTACTCTGTTCACCGGAAAGATGATCGTCGAAGTTGTTCAATGAGCGATCAAAAAAATATAAAACAAATAGTACAAGAACAATATTTAAAATGTGCAGAAGATCCTGTTTATTTTATGCGTCAATATTGTTATATTCAACATCCTACAAAAGGAAAAATTAAATTTAATTTATTTCCATTTCAAGAAGAATCATTAACAACATTACAAGAAAATCGTTATAATGTAATTCTTAAATCTAGACAATTAGGAATATCAACATTATCTGCAGGATATGCATTATGGTCAATGCTATTTAATGAAGATTTTAATGTTTTAGTTATAGCAACAACACAAGATGTAGCAAAAAACTTAGTAAGTAAAGTTCAAATAATGAATGAAAATTTGCCAAGTTGGTTAAAAACTAATATTATTACAAATAATAAATTATCATTAAAATTTGCAAATGGCTCTCAAATTAAAGCAATTTCTAGTTCATCAACCGGAGCACGATCTGAAGCATTATCATTGTTAATAGTAGACGAAGCTGCATTTATTAGAAATATTGAAGAAATATGGGTAGCATCTCAAGCTACATTATCTACTGGTGGTGGAGCTATTGTATTATCTACTCCTAATGGTATTGGTAATTGGTTTCATCAAACATGGGCAGATGCTGAAAATGGAATTAATGGATTTCAAACAATCAAACTAGATTGGAAATTACATCCTGAACGTGATCAATTATGGAGAAATGATCAAACTAAATTATTAGGTGAAAGAGGCGCAGCTCAAGAATGTGATTGTGATTTTATATCTTCTGGTCATACTGTTGTAGATGGATTAATATTACAAGAGTTTGAATCAAGATGTGAAGAACCTGTTGAAAAAAGAGGTTTTGATAATGGATATTGGATATGGGACTATCCAGACTATACAAAAAATTATATAATTGTAGCTGATGTTGCTCGAGGAGATGGAGCTGACTGGTCTACATTTCATGTTTTAGATGTAGAAACAATAACACAAGTTGCAGAATATAAAGGTAAACTACCTCCAAAAGATTTTGGAAATATGTTAGTAACTGTTGCAACTGAATGGAATAATGCATTATTAGCAATAGAAAATGCAAATATTGGATGGGCTGCTATACAACCAGCGTTGGATAGAAATTATGAAAATATATTTTATACATATAAAGATGATGGATATGTTGATTTAGAAGTTCAACTTTTAAAAGGATATGATATCAAAGACAAAACTAAAATGGTACCTGGCGTCTCAACTACATCCAGAACTAGACCATTAATGATATCAGCATTAGAAATGTATATGCGAGAAGGAACTCCAATAATAAAATCAAAACGATTAATACAAGAATTATTTGTATTTGTTTGGTTAAATGGAAAAGCTCAAGCACAAGTAGGTTATAATGATGATTTAGTAATGGCTTATGCAATAGGATTATGGTTACGTGATACTAGTTTAAAATTAAGACAACATGGTATTGACTTAAATAAACGAGCATTATCCAAAGTACAAAAAACAGATACTACAATTTACACCGGAAATACTGCAAATCCAAATGACACATGGAAATGGAATAATGGTGAAAATGATGAAAATTTAACATGG